TCAGACTGTTTACGGACTTGTGCTGGCATAGCCATGTTGAACGCTCCTCTCGGTGTGCGCGGTTAAACGGTCAGCTACCCCTCGTGGGCTCTGCTACCAAATCAGGGGCATGTTGTACGAGCTTATGCAGCTCGCCTAGAACCTGACATCGCCCCTGCGCAAATGCCACGTTCTGCGTTACGTTGGGCAGCCTATCCAATTCGTGACGCTGCCATTCTCCCAACCAGTCTAAAACTTCTGGGTATTGGCGCATCGTGATTGCAAGGGCCTTCACAACGTCAGGGGATGGTCGGATCATCCTGCACCCCCTGTATCTCGATTACTCACAGTGTTCGCTGCGTTACCACCAGCCTCGGCACCGCCGGGCTGTAGCGTCTCTGGCGAAGGCTGCCCCTGCGGCGGCGCTGCGGCCGCGGCGCGCGCGGTAAACTTTAGCTTGTCACGTGAGGGGATGATCTCATCGGTTGGCATCTGCAGCCCCTTGGCCACCTCCCGCAGGATAGCCGCGCGCCCTTCGATACCGATGATCTGCATGTCGATCTCGTTCGCAGTGGCGTTGAGGAACTCAAGTCGCCGCACGTTTACAGTCTCTTTGACGGCGAGGTTGACAGCGCCACGCGCAATAACTTCTGCGTCGCCCTTGATGCTTTCGTCCTCGTCGTACCGCATGTTGTACACGAACTGCCGGTGCACGATGGCGTAGATCACATCGTTGTCAATGTGCATCACAACCTGTCGGATACCCTTACCCGCGGAGCCCATCAGCATTGACAGGCCCGAGGCTGTACGCCCCGCACCCTGCACGTTGGTGTCACCGTATATGTAGGACGGGATACCGCTGTGGTCGTCAGCCATCTTGGAGAACCGCTCGTATACCCCGAGCAACTCATTGGCCCGAGAGTCTGGCTGGTTGAACCGCACAGCTGGTGCGCTCGACCCCAGCGGGTCGTTCATAACCTGCCAGATTTTCCACGGGTGGATTTGAGTAATGTCTTCGTTCGGCGGGATACGCTCGAGGTTGACCTCGACCTGTGGGCCCGAAGCAATCGCCATGTTATTGACCAACGCGCGGACAGCTGCGTTGCACACGCCCTGAATGTCCTCGATGATATCAGGGATACCACGGCCCCAGAACGCGCCGGGCGTCTTAATGAACGATGTCTTGGCGTATGGCTTCTCACCCAAGGGGTCATAATTCAGGACCGCCTTGATGACGTACCGCCCTATAACCCACACATTGGCGTCGTACTCGCGAGCTTCGTCTGGGACTTCTTCGTTGCTGAGTCCCCACTCGCGCAGCATTTTCCCGCTCACTTTACCCCAAAACTCTAGGGCATCGTACATATCGGTCGGGCGCATCTCAGTGTAGAACTTGCGTTCCTCCTCCTCGCGCTGCGCCTCAATGTGATCTTGAATCCTTGATTGCGATGGGCCTTGGTCCAGCGTCGCGCGGATCGCCTCATCGTCGTAGCCCGGTACGCCTATAAGGTCCGCCAGCTGTGTCCTGCTCAGCTTGTGCAGCTCGAACAGATACCCCTCGTCAATGTGCGTGACACCCGGCTCAGGGTAGATATTGAACGGGCTAACCCGCTCGTACTCCGGTGCCAGCCGCTCACTGGCCTCAACCTGCGTGGTGCCGTCCGGGCCTTTGCTCCAGCCTAGATGCCGCTGCCGCCGTACAATCGGGCCTTTGATGAACGCACACGGGAACGTGACGAGGTCAGTAATAAACTCGTTGAAGGCTTCGGACCAACCGCCTTGCGCGAACTGGTCGTCGATCTTGATCTTCATGCGGTCGACGGAGTTCTGCGCCGCCTGCATAATTTTGAACCGGTACTCTTGCGCCGCCAGCTCTTTGAGCTCTGACATCTGCGCTGCGTCCGGAGCCATGCCAGTGGACTGCACCATGCCCACAACCTTCTGTGCAAAGCTGGACTCCAGCTCCGCTGTCTGATCTGGCGACAGGTCAGGGATTGGCGTCGTCATCATGTCCCACGGGGGCGTGCCGTTGTCGAGCAGGATGTCCCGCAGCCAACTCTCGGCCGCCCGACACTTCACCTCGGTAATCATCATGTACACTTCAGAGCCGCCTTGGTCTCTGATCTGCGCCAGTTTGTCTGGCTCATACTCACCGTTACGCTGGCGCATGGCGCGCAGCATGATGTTTTCAATAGGCTTTTTAGATAGCTGTGCGGCGTCCCAGCACGTGCGAACGTGCGCGCCCAGACCAAGAATGAACGGATCATTCTGCCGCGCCTGCACCTCACGGTCGATGCGCTCCTGCTCGTCACGAGCAAGATCGTCGTTGTTTAGGACGCGTAGTAGGGACAGCCCAGCCATGGTACTCCGTCAATCACTGACCAATTCGTTGTCACTATACACGCGCTTTGTTTTTCCAGCAAGCCGAGAAAAAAACCCCCACCGGGGGAGGCCGATGGGGGGTCTAGGTGGTGTCGAGCATTGTCCACTGGGAGGAGTAAGACGGTAGTGACACCACCCCAATACTATGTCCAGCCAGCGGATGCAACACGTTTTACTTCTCGCCGCTCTATCATGTGCTGCCCGTCTCCCGCGGACGCAATATGTAGCATTAGATACTGGAGCGCTTCGGCCACGTGGCTGTGTTTGTTCTTGTCGATGCCCCCGTTCTTGTCAAACCGGTAGCCTCCCATCATGGCAGCCTTGAGGCGCATACACCTCGGGTCGAGCAGGAAGGCCGGGTCACCGTCCACCTGCCGCATGAGAAAGTCGTCCACGGAGTTGAGGCGCGCGCTGACCTTGTTGGTCTTGGCGGGGATGACCCTGAGCCCTTCGGCCTTGATGATGTCCACTGCGGTCCGCTCGTCGGTCTGCGCCCGCTGCGTACCCGCCGGGTCGACGACGATCAGGATGGGCGCGCCCGGGAACCGCTCATATAACAGCGGTTTGAGCATCGTGCGGACGAACCGTTGAATCCCCATATCAAAGCTAACTAGCTCATCGAAGATAAGGGCTCGCCCGCGAGGGTCTTGTTGCCCTATAACCGCGGCCGGTGTCAAACCCAAATCCATCCCCACCACAACGGGTCGGGTCCCGTTACTGATAGGTCGTAGGGTCTGACTTGCCATGTGGTAGTCCGGCCGAAAGTACTGGTAGACCGGCTTGCCGTTGCTGCTCAACCCATACTCACCGTCGATGAACACCCGGACGTAGTCCTCGCTGCGGCCTTGGGTGTCGTAGTACCCATTCGGCAGGTTCTCGATGTTCTCGGCGTATACGCTCCGCCCTGACGGTTGCTTAAACACATCCCAGCCGTTGTCGTTCGTACTGACGCCGTCCTTAGGGTCGACCCCCTCCATCTGGTAGTACCACCACGTGTCCATGGTTGGCGGGTTGGTATCCCCCCACATCCCGTGCCACGTCGGCCCGCCGTCTTTGTTGGACGGGAATCGCCCGACGCGTTTGGACATGGCGTCCACGATCTCCGGCGCGATGTCCCTGCACTCGTTGAACCACGCGAAGGTGAGCTCCAGCGAGTTGAGGTTGGCCACGTCGTCCGCGTCGTCCAGCGCCCGAAACATAATCTCACACTCGATGTCGCCGACCTCGAAGAAGTAGGTCTTGGTGGTGCGCATGTACCGCCCGCACACCCCCGGTGGGAACCAGTCGAGGAACGTCTTGATCGTGGTATCTTGTAGCTGCCGCGCCGTCTCCCGCACCACAGCCGCCCGCGTCCGGCGCTTACCTGTGTTGGGGTCTGGCATCTGCGCCGCCGCCCGGCGGATAACCTCAAAGCTGCAGGTCACAGACTTACCGGACCCGACGGGGCCCATTAGCGCGCGCATCTTAGCGTCAGACTTCATAAATCGCTCACCTGTCGGCGGCGGGGTGTAATCTATAGACAAACTCATTAGTGCGCCTCCCGCTCCCGTCCATCGAGTGAGTGGTGGACATAGACCAACTCCTCTGCCTCGTCGTCCAGTGTCGGTCCACACCAGCAGTCTGCCGAGCACTCGTGCTCCTTCAGATCGTTCAGGGGGATTACATGCCAGTCGCCT